TGGTTCAGCGAGGACAAGGCCAAGTATATGCCCAGCAAGGGCAATTATGGGCGCACCGCCGGGGAGATCATCGCAGATATCGCCAAGCACGGGGATGACCTGGGCGCGGCCATCGGCGACACCAAGCCGGAGGCCGGCGCGTGGATTCGCTTCAACCCCTTGGACGGCAACGGGATTCGAAACGAGAACGTCACCGAATACCGCTATGCGCTGGTGGAATCCGACAGTATGCCCGTGGAGCAGCAGTACGCGCTGTACAAGGCCATGGAGCTGCCGGCGCGGGTGCTGGTGCACAGCGGCGGGAAGAGCCTGCACGCCATCGTACATATCGGGGCCAGCAACTATAACGAGTACCGGGAGCGGGTGGCCTACCTGTACAAGGTGTGCGAGGCCAACGGGATGAAGGTGGACGGGCAGAACAAGAACCCTTCCAGGCTGTCGCGGATGCCCGGCATTGTTCGCGGGGAAAAGAAGCAGTATATCGTCGCTCAGAACATCGGCAAGGCTACATTTGAAGAATGGCGGGAATATGTGGAGAGCCTGAACGACGATTTGCCCGATCCGGAGAATTTGGCCGACGTGTGGGACGATATGCCCGAGCTGGCCCCGCCGCTGATCGAGGGGGTACTGCGGCAGGGTCACAAGCTGCTGCTGGCCGGGCCCAGCAAGGCCGGGAAGTCCTTCGCGCTGCTGGAGCTGTGCGTCGCCATCGCCGAGGGGCGGGAGTGGATGGGCTTTCGGTGCTCGCCGGGGCGGGTGCTGTATGTGAATTTGGAGCTGGACCGGGCGAGCTGTTTGAACCGTCTGAGGGACGTTTACAAGGCGCTGGGCGTGGCCCCGGCAAACGCGGGGAAGATCGACGTGTGGAACCTCCGCGGGAGCGCCGTGCCGATGGACAAGCTGGCGCCGAAGCTGATCCGGCGGGCGCAGAAGAAGGACTATATCGCGGTGATCATCGACCCGATTTATAAGATCATCACCGGGGACGAGAACAGCGCCGACCAAATGGCGCGGTTCTGCAATCAGTTCGACCTGATCGCGTCGCGGCTGGGATGCGCGGTGATCTACTGCCACCACCACAGCAAAGGCGCGCAGGGGCAGAAAAGCGCCATGGACCGGGCCAGCGGCAGCGGCGTGTTCGCCAGGGACCCGGACGCGCTGCTGGATATGATCGAGCTGCCGGTGAGCGAGGCGCTGCAAAAGGCCGAGGCGGAGCGGGCCGGGATTGAGATGTGCAAGGCGGCCATGGACGGGAGCATGATGCAGGTGGACTGGCGGCAGGCGTTGAGCCAGGACGATCAGTGCAGTTATGTGCGGGCGCTGGCGGCTTGCGAACGGCTGTTGGCCCCGTTCGAGTATCAGCGGTTGGTCGAGGCGATACAGGAAGCCAAGGCCCGACTGAAGAAGCGCACGGCATGGCGGATCGAGGGGACGCTGCGGGAGTTCGCGCCGTTCGCGCCGGTGAATGTGTGGTTTGAATATCCAGTACATACGGCGGACCGGGCCGGGGTGCTGGGAGATGCACAACCCGAGTCAGAAAAGCCCTGGTATGAACGCGGGAAAGAGAAACGCCGCAAGAAAATCGAGCATCAGAAAAACGGCTATCTCATTGACATTCAGAACGCCCTTGATATGTCCGGTGCAGACGCGATAGCCATTGATGATCTTACGCTGACCGACGCAAAAGGCAAGCGAATCAACCCGAAAACGATCAAGGGATGGTTGGGAAATGGCAACCAGGCGCAGGACGATTTAAAGAAAACCTATGAGAAATTCATGGGCGAAGACGGGCGGGCCTGGTTGCGCAGACGCAATGACACCGATAGCGACGAATAGCCAATAATCGCTACTCGCTGCCTACCCACCCACGATTGGTAATTACCAATAGTCGCGGGGTAGATAGCGACTATTGGTAATTACCAATCGCGGGGTAGATAGCGACACACCTTTACTACGTAAAGGATAATGGCTATCCCCTGTTCGGGGTGAACCCACAGAGGTACGCTTGTAGGCGCTTAAAAGCGCGCCTACAGACTTAGGCGCTGTAGACCTAACCTCTGTGGGAACACCCCCGACCAGAACATACGCGCGAGAAAAAATAAAAAGGAGGTTTGACTATGCTAACCAAAGAAGATTGTATCGCCGCCATGCTGGAATACAAGCACCTGAAGCAGAACGCAAAGGAGATCGAGGACAGGTGTGACGCGCTTCGGGACAAGATCATTCGCTACATGGACAGCGCGGGCCGGGAGCGTATCAGCTGCGAAGATGCGACTGCTGTCAGATACAGCCAGTATCAAAAGCGTGTCGACATAAAGCACCTTGAACTGGATCACCCCGAGCTGGTCGCTGATTACAAGTACGAGAAGAAAGTCGATTTTCTGAAGGTGCTGTGAGGCATGAGAAGGGAGCGAGATACCCATGAAGCAGGAGAAGCGTGAGGCGCGGGGACTGTGTCCGCTGGCTGGATTCGCCGAGTGTCGCGGGGAGCGGTGCGCGCTGTGGGATGACGACTGGACGGTGTGCGGGCTGAGCAGCGGGAGCCGGTACAGCGGCGTGAGGGCGGCGGTGTGCGACGCGGCGGTGGATGTGATGAAGAGCATGGGGGAAAATGACCTCATCCGACCCGCCTTCGGCGAGCCACCTTCCCCTGCGTCCGCGCTTGCGCCAGAGGAAGGCTTGACCGTGGAGCATATAACGGCGGTGTTTCAGTCGTTTATACGTGCGACGCAAGATGAGATCGCAATCATCCGGAAGCAGCTCGGGGAGGCGGGAGCATGATCGAGTTCTTCTTGCCGATGGTGCCGCCGACCGTCACCCAGCAGGAGCATGAGTTCAAGATCGTCAGGGGCAGGGTCGTGGTGTACGACCCGCCCAGGCTGAAGGACGCGCGGCAGAAGTTCATGGGGCTGCTGCTGGCGCAGAAGCACAGGCGGCCGGGGTGGGATTATCTGTTTCCGCTGGAGGGGCCGCTGCGGCTGGTGACCAAGTGGTGCTTCCCGATCCCGGAGGACAGCGGACACGGGGACGGCGAGTGGAAGATCACCAAGCCGGACACGGACAACCTAATCAAACTGTTTAAGGACTGCATGACCAGGACGCACTACTGGCAGGACGACGCCCAGGTGTGCAGTGAGATCACCGAGAAGTTCTGGGCGACGAGGCCGGGGATTTATGTGCGGGTGGAGATGATCGGGGAGGATGCCAGGTGAGCGACGGGTTCACGGTGAAGGACGCGACCGGGCGGGCGTTCAGGTTCGAGCCTGCGCCCTTCGACATCGAGGTGGTGGACGTGTGGCCGCCGGGGACGCTGTCTGAGGCCGCCCAGGACGCCTATGACGCGCTGGCGGCGGCGGGGCGGATTATTCCAAGGGGATTGGTCGCGCGGGACGCCGCCGGGCGCGTGATCGTGCGGTACATGGCCGATATACCGGAGCAGTGGATTCGGCAGGAGCTAAGGGAGGCAAAGCTGGCCGGGCGTCAGATGAGGATGGAGTGAGGTGAGAGAAATGGACAGGGAGAAGATTATCGAAGGGCTGAAAAAGGTTTTAAATGACATTGTTGATGGCTATATTACCGAGCCAGATATGGCATGTAATACGATCAATGATGCTATCAGGCTGCTGCAAAAGCCGATTATAGTCAGCAGATGGGTGAAAGTGACGGGTGATTTTACGACGCCTGGCGGTACGCCGTATTTTGTTTGTGGACAGTGCGGCGGTTCGGGGCACCTTTACGGCGTGGAGTATAGCAAGCGCAAGGTTCTTTGTGATGGGTGCGGATGCGTGAATATCTATCCGTGGGAACAGGCGCATGAGGTGGGGTCGTCGTTGTGGGAGGAGCCGAAGGGGGCGGATAAGGATTGACCGCGAAGGAGTTTTTGAGGCGGGCCCGGTCGGTGGACCGGCGGGTGGACGAGGCGCAGGAGCGGGTGAAGCGGCTGCGGGCGAGGCTGGAGGCCGGGCGGATGTCCAGCGTCACCGGGATGCCCAGGGGCGGCGGGAGCGACTGGACCGAGACCGCGGACCGGCTGATCGAGCTGGAGCAGGTTGTCAACCAGCGGACGCGTGAGCTGGTGCGGTGGAAGCTGGCGGCGATTGACGCGATCCGGGGCGTGGAGGAGCCGAGGGAGGCGGAGGTGCTGGAGCTTTATTACATCGACGGCTACAAATGGTCGCAGGTGGCGGAGAGGATGAGTCTGGATGAGAGGCAGGTCTTTCGGCTGCACGGGCGGGCGCTGCTGAAGGTGAAGGTGCCGGAGGAGGTGATTCAGCGTGAAACTGAGCAAGGCTGAGCGGGTGAAGAAGTTTGGCGAGGTGTTCACGCCGGTGAAGACCGCGCGGGAGATGTGCGACATGCTGGAGGAGGAGTCGCCGGGGTGCTTCGAGCCGGAGCGGACATTCCTGGAGCCGGCGTGCGGGGATGGGGCGTTTGTGGCGGAGATATTGCGGCGAAAGTTTGACAGGTGTAAATGTCGGCGGGATTATACTGTGGCACTGGAATCGGTTTACGGATTTGAGATTCAGGCCGATAATGTGGAGAAGTGCATTCAAAACTTGACGATTTTGTGCTGCCAGTATTTCAAACCAACCAAAGCGGAAGAACAGATCATCAACGACCACATCATTCAGTGCGACGCGTTGAAGGTGATGAAGCTGCTGGCACAATTTGACCATTGAATGTCAGTATTCATCTGTGGTATAGTGTATAAGTCGAAGCGGGCACGAGAACAAGATCGTGTCCGCTTTACGTTTGGGTGGCGCGCTTCGGCGCGGGACAGGGCCCGTTTCATGGTGCGAGGCCCGGCGGGGACAGGTACCCGCTCCTCCGCGGTGGTGGGTGCCGTGGATGAAATTGAATATGCCGAAGCCTGTGGAGCCAGGGCGCCGCTGATGAAGGGGCGCAGGGAGTTCGATTCTCTCCATTCGGCAACAGACAGGCCAGCGCCATGCTGTATTTAATATATCGCCACGTGTGCAGTGTGGCGCTGGTATTGAGTGAACGACAGCCCAGAGGGAGGCGGCGGCATGGCGACGGGCAAGTTTCAGAAATGGCTGACGCCCGACGGCCTGATGCTGCTGACGGCCTGGGCGCGGGACGGGCTGAGCAATGAGCAGATCGCCCGGAAGATTGGGATTAATCCCGACACGCTGTATGCCTGGAAGAAGCGATTCCCCGAGATTTCCGAGGCTTTAGCGCGCGGGAAGGAACCCGTGGACGTTGAGGTGGAGAACGCGCTGCACAAGCTGGCGACGGGCTACACGGTGCCGGTGCAAAAGACCTTCAAGGTCAAGCGGGTGTACTTCGATGACAGGGGGCGGCGGTGCGAAGCCGAGGAGCTGGCCGTGGGTTATGACGAGGTGCACGTGCCGGCGAACGTGAACGCGCAGAAATTCTGGCTGGCGAACCGCAAGCCGGAGGCCTGGCGGGAGAAGGTGGAGACTGGCGTCAGCGTGGACGTGGAGGACCTGAGCCCGCTGGTGGAGTTGTTGAAATGAGCAGCACGGCGACGATTCCCTGGGGCGCGTTTTCGGATAAGCATAAGACTTATATCCGGGCCGCGCTCAAAAATCGCATGTGCGTCGCCGAAGGCGCTATCAGGTCGGGCAAGACCATAGACCATTGCATTATCGCGGCGGCCTACCTGGAGCAGACGCCGGACAAGTACCACCTTGCCAGCGGCTCCACGATGGCCAACGCCAAACTGAATATCGGGGTATGCAATGGATTCGGGCTGGAGGCGCTTTTCCGGGGGCGTTGTCGGTGGGGTAAGTACAAGGATAACGAGGCGCTTTTCGTGCGGACGCAGACCGGCGAGAAGATCGTGATCTTCGTCGGCGCGGCGAAGGCCGACAGCTACAAGCGCATTCTCGGCAACTCCTACGGGCTGTGGATCGCGACGGAGATCAATGAGCACTATGATTGCCCCGACAGCCGGAGCAGCTTTGTGAAGGTGGCAAGTGGCCGTCAGATCGCGGCGCAGTGGCCGTTCACGCTGTGGGACCTTAACCCGTGCAACCCGAAAGCGTCCATCTATGAGGACTATATCGACCTGTACAGGGACAAGGGCCTGGAGGGCGGCTACCTGTACGAGCATTTCACGATCCACGACAACGCGACCATCACGCCGGAGCGCCTGAGAGAGATCGAGAGCCAGTACAACCCGGAGACGGTCTGGTATCGGCGGGACATCCTGGGCGAGCGCGCGGTGGCCGAGGGGCTGATCTATCAGCAGTTCGCGGACACGCCGGAACGATTCATCCTGGACGACCTTCCCGAGGGCGACGCGATCCGCAACGCCGTGATCGGCGTGGACTTCGGCGGCGGCACCAGCGCCCACGCCTTCTGCTGCATGGGGTTTACCGTGCGGGGGCGGCTGGTGGTGCTGGATGAGTACCGGGAAAAGCGCGCGCTGGACCCGAACAAGCTGGCGGCGGACTTCGTGGACTTCGTGCGGCGGTGCAAGGCGCGGTGGATCGTGTCTGACGTGTGGTGCGACAGCGCGGAGCAGACGCTTATAAACGGGCTGCGGAGCGCGGCGGCCAGTTCGGGGCTGGGGCTGAACATCGGCAACGCCATGAAGAGGCCTATTAATGACAGGATAAGGGCGACCTGCATCCTCATGGGGGCGGGCCGCTTTTTCGTAGCGCGGAATTGCGTGGAGACCATCGACGCGCTGAAGTCGGCGCTGTGGGATTCAAAGAAGCTGACCGAAGACGTGCGGTTGGACGACGGGACGACGAACATAGATAATCTGGACGCGATGGAGTACAGCTTCGAGCGGGAGATTCCAGCGCTGATTGATGGGTGGAGGTTTACCGCGTGAGCGGTGTAAAGGCGGTGAAGCCGTTGAATGTATGGGACAAAATCAAGAGCTGGGGGCGAGGGCTGATGCAGAGGACGGCGACGGCGACGGGCATCGCCCGCGAGTTCAAGGACATATTCGAGCTGGGCGACGTGCCGGCGTTCAACCAGTTTTATTATTTTGGCATTTTCATCTGGAAGGCGCTGTACCGGGGCTATTACAAGGACTGGCACCTGGTGCCGGTGGTGGCCGTAGGCGCGAAGCCGGGCCAGACGCGGCAGCTGTTCCGGCTGAATACGGCCAAGGCAGTGAGCGCGGAGCTGGCCTCGCTGGTGTGGGGCGAGGAGGCGCAGTTCTCGGTATCCACCAACGGCTGGGTGGAGCAGCGGAACGAGGACGGCGTTGTCACCAACCCGGACCCGTTAAAGGGGTTCGTGGAGGACGTGCTGCGGCGAAACGCCTTCGGGGAGAAGCTGCAGGAGCTAATCGAGCAGGGGCTTGCACTCGGCGGCGCAACGATCAAGGTTTGGGCGGAGCCGGAACGGAAGGGAACAGGGAACAGGGAACAGGGAACAGGAGAGGACGGCGGCGAACCGGCGCGGGTGATCCGGCTGGGTTACTGCATGGCGGATCAGTTCGTGCCGCTGGCGTGGGACAACGCGCGGGTGACCGAGGGCGTGTTTATCTCCAGAAGGGCGCGCAAGGGCTGGTACTATACCCGGCTGGAGTGGCATCGGTGGAACGGCGAGACCTACGTCATTACCAATGAGCTGTACAAGTCCGAGATGCAGCGCGGGGCGCTGGCGGGACAGAATCAGGATATTCTCGGCATTCGCTGTCCGACGACGGAGCTGCAGGAGATGTTCCCGGGACTGGAGCCTGAGACGGTGGTCCCCGTTGAGGAGAGCCTGTTTTCCTATTTCCGGACGCCGATCGCCAACAACATCGACGACAACTCGCCGCTGGGCGTCAGTATCTATGCCAACGCGCTGGAGACGCTCCACGCCATTGACATCTGCTATGATTCGTTCGTGACGGAGTTCCGGCTGGGGAAGAAGAAGATCATCGTGCCGGCGCGGTTCCTGCGCGCGGTGGTCGACCCGCAGACCGGGCGGCAGGTGCAGTATTTCGACCCGAACGACGAGACCTATGTGGGCGTGGCCGACGACGACGGCACGGCGGGGGTGCATGACATCTCCGTGGAGCTGCGGGTCGAGGAGCACGTGGCGGCGCTGAACGCGCTGCTGTCGATTCTGTGTTTGCAGATCGGATTCAGCGCGAACACGTTCTCGTTCGATGAGCACCAGGGCGGAATCAAGACCGCAACCGAGGTGGTCAGCGAGAACTCCAAGACCTACAAGACCGTGCGGACGGTACAGAACCAGCTGCGGCCGATGTTGGAGCACATGGTGCAAAACATCATCGACGTGGCGATCCTGTACGGCATGGAGTGGGAAGGCCAGAGCGTGGAGTGTCTGGCCGCCGGGGGCTGGGAGGTCAAGGTCACGTTCGACGATGGCGTGACGCAGGACAGGCAAACGAACCTGAATGAAGGTGTTATGCTGGTGGGCGCGGGGCTGCTGTCGAAGTACAAGTTCCTGACGGACAAGAAGTTCGGCCAGGGCTTGACCGACAAGGAGGCCGCCGAGGAGCTGCAGCGGATTCGGGACGAGAAGCAGCAGACGGTGAGCGAGGAGCAGGTGCGGCTGTTCGGGGGCGGGGCGTGATGATCTATGGCAAAACCTGACTTCCTGGACGTGCTGGGGGATGAGATGGGGCGGGTGTATGAAGCCTGTCACGACCGGCTGCTGATCAACCTGGCGCGGCACTTCATGTTCCTGAAGCCGGGGGAGCAGCCCGGCGGGGCGTTTGAGTATCAGGCCAGGAAGCTGCTGGAGATGGGACAGCTGACGCAGGAGAGCGTGGAGATTATCCGTGGAATGCTGGACGGTGCGGACCCGGCGCTGGCGGACTGCCTGGAAGCGGCCATCGTGGAGGCGCTGGAGGACGTGGAGCCCGAGTTGAGGAAGGCTGCCGAGGCGGGGCTGCTGGGCGAGGAGATGCCGCCGGAGATCAGTCCGCGAGCGACGGCGGCGTTTGAACGGTATTATGCGCAGAGCGCGGACAAGTTGAACCTGGTGAACACGGTGATGCTGGAATCGACGCAGGGCGCCTACCGGGAGACGGTGGCGGACATCGTGAACCGTATGCAGCGGGCGCAGACCATCGTCGATGCGGCGGCGGGCGAGGTGGTCAGCGGGGTGGAGAGCTTTAACCAGGCATTGAAGGGCGCGGTGCGGAAGCTGGTGTCCACGGGGATCACCGGCTTCATCGACCACAGCGGGCGGCGCTGGCGGCCGGAGACCTACGTCGCCATGGACATGCGGACGACATTCCACAACGTCAGCCGGGCGGCGTTTTGGAAGCGCAACGAGGAATACGGGAACGACCTGTACCTGGTCAGCCAGCATCCGGGGGCGCGGCCGCTGTGCTATCCGTGGCAGTGCCACGTGATCAGCCGGAAGGACGAGGCCCGGGACGTGACCGACGGGGCCGGGAATGCGGTGCACGTGTGGGCCCAGAGCGAGACGACATACGGGGAGCCGGCAGGGCTATTTGGCATTAACTGCGGGCATCACCCGGAGCTGTTCGTCCCCGGCGCGACGAAAGTGCCTGAGGTGCGGCAGGGTGAGGAGGAGAACGCGCGGCAGTACGTCGAGAGCCAGAAGCAGCGCGGCTTGGAGCGGGAGTTCCGGGCGGCGCGGCTGGACATGGAAGTGGCGAAGGCCCAGGGCGACGAGGAAGGGCTGAAACTGGCGCGGGAAAAGCTGAAGGACGCCGACGCGAAGCTGGACCGGTTCGAGAAGGACACGGGGCGCAGGCGCCGGCGGGAGCGCGAGTACGCGCCGGTGAACGCGAAGTGGCCGGAGCCCTCGGGCGAAGGGGCCACGGCGGTGCGGGACGCGCTGCGGGAGTATTTCGGGAATGGAGGGGCTTAAATGGGATGTGAACACAAGCGGGTGAAATCCGTGAATTGCGTGATCTTCTGCATGGATTGCGGGGCGAAGCTGGACAAGCCCCCGGAGCCGGTGACGGAAAAGAAGCCGGTCAGGAAACCGGCGAAGAAAACCAAAGCTGATTAAAGCGCCTTCGGGTGCTTTTTTCATACCATTACGTCCGGCGGGACGATAAACACGCATCGGCCTATCACTCTATCAGGCCGGAAAAAGGAGGAGTTATGGGTAACATTTTCACCAGGAAAGCGCTGAACGACATCATGGGCAACGAGGGACTGACGCCGGAGCAGCGAACGGAGCAGGTTTTCAGCCTGTACGGGCGCGCGCTGGATGATGGCTACATCGCCAAGACGGCAGCCCAGCAGGCCCAGCAGACGGCGCTGGAGAACGCCAAGGCCGAGTGGGAGAAGGGCGTCAAGGTGCCCGACCCCAAGGAGAGCGACGACTACAAGACCTTGCAGAATCAGTTCAATGACTACAAGGCCATGCAGCAGGCGCGGACGTCCGAGGATTACAAGGGCGTCAAGGGCAAGTTCTTCGAGACGGTCTACGGCATGGTGGATCGCAAGGACGGGGCGAAACCCGTCGCGGAGCAGCTGGCGGACATCCGCAAGGGGTATGAAGAATACTTTGAGCCGGAGAAGAGCCAGCAGAAGCCGACCTTCGGCGCGCCCGTGGAGGGCAGTATGCCGAAGGGGGACCAGGGGGCGGTCGCCGCGTTTTCGCAGGCGTGGGGATTTGGCCCGAAGAAGAAAGAATGAGGAGATGAGACTTTATGCCGAACTTTGTGCAGACTGACGTCAACTACGCCGCCGAGTACAGCCGGGCGCTGGCGGAGGCGTATCCGTATCTGAGCTACTTCGCTGCGGTCTGGGCTTCGCCCAATTCGGCGCTCTACCGTCCGGGCATGGGCAAGACCATGTACATCCCGACGTTGAGCACCAGCGGCGCGAAGGCGGTGGACCGCGACCGCATTGACGGCGTGTTCACCCGTGGGTGGAACAACGACCTGCAGGCCGTGACGCTGGACATGGATCGCGAGTGGGACACCCTGGTGGACCCCATGGACATCCTGGAGACCGGCGACATCGCCACGATCGCCAATATCACCCGGATGTTCAACGAGTTCCAGAAGGTGCCCGAGATGGACGCTTACCTGGCCATGAAGCTGGCGGCGTTCGCCTCCATGTACGGCGGCACCGACGCCACCCAGCTGACCACGGCGAACATCCTGACCCAGTGGGACGCCTACCTGGCCGAGATGGCGAACCGGCGCGTGAACCGCGACCGGCTGGTGGCGTACATGACGCCGGACACCTACAAGCTGCTGAAGGAAGCCGCGGGCGTGACCCGCTTCGTCAGCACCGACGAGGGCATCCGTGGCATGGACCGCAACGTAGCGCGCCTGGATGGCGTGGGCATCGTGGAGGTTCCCGCCGACATGATGAAGACGGCCTATGACTTCACCGAGGGCTGGGCCGTGGCCGCCGGCGCGCAGCAGATCAACATGATCCTGGTGGACCCGCTGGCCGTGGCCGCGCCGGTCAAGTACGAGACCAGCATGATGAGCGCCCCGACCGCCCAGAGTAAGGGCAAGTACTTGTACTATGAGCGCTACTACTACGGCGCGTTCTCGCTGATGCAGCGCGGCGCGGGCTTCTTTGCGAACCTGGCGAGCGCGGCGACCCTGGGCGCCCTGACCGTGGCCAGCGCCGCGGGCACCGTGGCCTCCGGCGACAGCCTGATCACCGTTACCGGCGCGCTGGTCTACGACAGCGGCAGGGTCCCGAGGGGCTATGCGCTGTACTACACCAGCGGCCAGAGCGCGGCGGTGAGCCTGACCTACGGCTCCGGGCTGCCCGCGGGCGAGACCTGGGCGAAGTTGCCCGGCAACCCGGCAACCATCGGCAGCCAGACGGCGGGCAAGTACATCACCGTCGCCCTGGTAGAAGAGACCACCGGCAAGGTGGTGGCCGGCGGCAATACCACGCTGGTGGTGAAGTCCTGATGAACCTTGCGGGCGCGGGGGCTTCGGCTCCCCGCCTGCTGAATTGGAGGCGATAACGTGGCGCAGTATTTGACCTATGCGCAGTATGTTGAATGGGGCGGCGCGCTGAACGAGGCGGCCTTCAACCTCGCCGAGATCAAGGCGCGGGCGCGCATTGATGCGCTGACGATGGCCCGGGTGAAGGCTATGGCGTCGGTCCCCGAGCAGGTGCAGGCGGCCATGATGGAGATCATCGCCGTGGACGGCACCTTCAGCGCCAGCGCGCAGGCGTCTGCGCCCGTCGCCGCCTCCTTCACCACGGACGGCTACAGCGAATCCTATGGCAGCGCCGAGAGCCGGACGGCGGCGATTGAGAAGCAGCTGACCGGAAGCATTGAAACCCTGCTGGACGGCGTGACCGACGATGACGGAACACCCCTGCTTTACGCGGGGGTGCCGACCATCGGCACGCCGTGGATCGGGGGGATTATGCCGTGAAGCTGTGCAACGATACCATCACCGTGTTCAACGCGAGGGTGGACCCTGATGTGGGCGGCAACGTGTGGGTGCCTACGGTGATTGCTGGCGTGAGCTGGTTCGCCACGGACGCCAGCACGGTAGACGCCAGCAAGGGCGGACTGGTGGCGGCGAACAAGGCGACCATTCGGATTCCGGTGGAAGCTAATGCCAGCGGAAAGCAGTACGCCGACCCCGTGAGCTACGCCAGCGCCGAGGACGTGTCCGGACTGTGGACATTGAAGGGCGGCGACATCGTAGTGAAGGACGAGGTGGTCGGCGCTGACTGGACCCCGGCGAAGCTGAAGGCGGCCTATGCGGATTGCGTGACCGTGCTGGCGGTGACCGACAACCGGCGCGCACCGAACGGGAAGCACTGGCGGATCACCGGAACGTGAGGTGAGAGCATGTTCAGCATCAGCGCGAAGCTGGAGGCGCACCTGGACCCGAACGACCTGCTGATGGCCTGCGGGCTGGAGAAGGGCGGACGGGTCCAGCGGTTCATCGACCAGAAGGTGATTGACGGCTGCCAGCCCTATGTCCCCGCAAGCCCAGACCGGACGCTGGAGTTTTCGGCGCAGGTGAGCACCGAGATCGGCAGCGGGATGGTGGTGTGGAACACGCCCTATGCCCGATACCAGTATTACGGAGAAGTGTACGGGCCGAATATCCCTGACATGGACCCGGAGACGGGCATGATCTTTGGATGGTGGTCTCCGCCCGGCAGGCCGAAGCATCCCACCGGCAGGAAACTGACCTATGACACGGCACAGAACCCAGACGCCGGTTCATTCTGGTTCGAGCGGGCCAAGGCTGACAACCTGACCGAATGGCTGGACGAGGCTCGCAAAGTGATGATACAGGGAGGTTGACCGTATGCCGGATACCAACAATACCGGAGCCCTCCGGACGTGGCTGCGGCGCTGCCCTGCCATCGAGCGCGCGCGGGCCTTCGGCGTGGACTACCTGGCCGAGAATGGCAGCTATTCGCTGGACGCGACGCCGACGGCGCTGCGCTACCGGGAGAACATCCTTGGCGAGATGGTGCTGAGGGACGTGCAGGAGCAGAACTTCGTGTTCGCCTCCCGCGAGCCCTACGGCGACGAATTCCAGCAGAACCTGAACAACCTGGGCGTGATGCAGGACGTGGCCGCGTGGATCATCGACCGCAACAACGCCCGCGACTTTCCCGACTGGGACGGCGGCGAGGTGGTGGCCATCGTGCCCACCATCAGCGGCTATCCCATAGCAATGGGCCCCGCGTTTGCGAGGTACCAAATCCAAATAAAGGTCACTTACAGAGTGACAGAAAGGACGTAAGATTATGGCTGAGACCATTACCGGCAAGATTGCGCGGAAGTACATGGGGCACTTCCTGGACGCTTCCTTCATGGGCGAGACCCCGTCGCTGTACCGGCTGGGCAAGGACCTGGAGGAGTACAACGTCGAGATGAACCCCAACGGCGAGCAGAAGCAGAACATCCTGGGCGAGAACACCTACCAGCTGAGCGGCTACGAGGTCAGCGCCAGCGCTGAGCCCTACTACGCCGTGGTGGGTGACGCGCTGTTCGAGAAGCTGCAGCACATCATCGACACCCAGGCTACCGACGACACCCTGAAGACCTACGCCTATGAGGTGCACCTGTGGGAGGCCGGCACCGCCGATGGCACGCTGGTGGCGTACCGGCAGGAGTGCTATGTGGTGCCCACCAGCTATGGCGGCGACACCACCGGCTACCAGATCCCCTTCGAGGTCCACTACGTGGGCGAGAAGGTGAAGGGCAACTTCACCCCCGCCAGCGGCAGCACCCCGGCGAGCTGGGCGGCGGTATCCTGATGGACGATGCGGGCGAGAGGGGGCAACCTCTCCCGCCCTCTGTTGACCATAGAGAATGGAGGACGTGAACCATGGCAAATGAAAAGAACATGAATTTCGCAATCACCGTGGACGACGGCAGTCGCCGGGTCCCGATTTTGAATATGGACGGGGAGGAGATCGGGGCGTTCCGGTTCCACCCGACGGATATTGGCATCATCGACCGCTACAACCGCATGGCGGAGCAGTTCGACGCCATCACCGAGCCGCTGGAGGGGCTGGACCTGTCTGAGGGCGGGGAGATGGACGTGACCGACCCGAAGCTGACGGCGGCGCTGGGCGAGGCCCAGGGGCGGCTGTACGAAGCCGTGAACCGGCTGTTCGCCAGTGACGGCGCGGCGGAAGCCTTCTTCGGCGCCATGCACCCCTTCAGCCCCGTGAACGGCGAGTTCTACGCCACGCAGGTCTTGCAGAAGGTCGGCGCGTTCATCGGCGCGCAGTTCGACACCGAGACCAAGGCGATGTCGAAGAAGGCCAGGAAGTATCTGAAATGATATTCGATCTCCCAACCTCCCTTGACGTAGGGGGCCGATCGTGGGCCATCAACAGCGATTTCCGGGATGTGCTGCGGACGCTGGCGGCGTTCGAGGACCCGGACGTGACCGACGAGGAAAAGGCGTTCATCTGCCTGCACAATACCTATCCCGACCTGGATGACATGCCGAAGGAGGCTTTGCAGGCGGCGTTCGACGCGGCGGTGGCGTTTATCGATCACGGGGCCAGCAGCGAAGGCCCCAGCCCCCGGACGATGGACTGGACCCAGGACGCGCACCTGATCTTCCCGGCGGTGAATAAGGCCGCGGGGTTTGAGGTGCGGGGCGTCAAGTACATGCACTGGTGGACGTTCATGGGATATTTCATGGAGATCAGGGACACCACCTATGCGACGATCCTCGGGCTGAGAGGGAAGAAGGCCCGGGGAAAGAAGCTGGAGAAGGACGAGAGGGAATTCTGGAACCACAACCGGGGCATCTGCGAGCTGAAGAAGCGGTACACCGAGGAAGAGCTGGCGGAGCAGGAACAGTTGAAGGCGATTTTAGGGTAAGGGAACAGGGAACAGGGAACAGGGAACAGGAATAGCCGGGGCCCCTGTAGCGGCGGCCCCTGGGCCGCCATCGTTCCCCTTGATGATAAGAATATATGGCGGCGCCCGCGCCGCCGCTACAGGGGGTGTGAGGTATGCCGAGCGGAGTTGCGGACGGGGCATTGATTATTGATACCGGTCTGGATAACAGCGGTTTTATTCGGAACGCGGCGCAGTTCAGGCGGGCCGTGGAGACGCTGACGCAGGCGGTAAAGACCTCCGGGCAGCAGATGGCCGGGGGCATGGACGGCTACCTGCGCGCGCTGCAGAGGGCCGGGGCGGCCTCCAAGGGTGCGACGGCGGACCAGAAGGCGCTGACCGCGGAGATCGCCAAGACCGAGGCGGCGATCAAGCGGCTGGAGGAGCGGCAGGAGCTGCAGCGCAGGAAGTTCGAAGCGGCGAAGGAAGACGCCATCGGACGCGCCCAGGAGGAATTCCAGGCGAAAAACGCCGGGGCGGAGCTCATGCCGTGGGAGAACGAGGAGCAGGCGTTGGAGGCGCTGTCGGAGGAGTTGAACCGGGTGGCGCAGGAGGCGTCAGATGCCTTCGGCGCGTTCGAGGACAGCGCGGCATTTCGAAATACCTCGGTGGAAATCGAATACCTGCAGGAGCACCTGTCGGCGCTTCAGGCGCAGCTGGAGCAGATGCAGGGCCAGCCCCAGGGAGACGGCGGCGCGGCGAAGCAGGCGCGACAGGCTGGTGAACAGGCTGAGAACGCGGCGGAACAGGCCCGCAGCGGGTGGCAGCGCTTTGGTGCGGTGGTCGGCCAGGCGGGCGGGGCTTTCCTGCGCGTGGCGGGTGCGGCGGCGCGGGCCGGGGCTTCGATTGCCCGGGTTGCCGGCGGTGCGGCGCTGAGTTACCTGCGCAAGCTGGCTGAAGGCGCAAAGAACGCGGCGATTCAACTGGCGAAGCTGGCGGGCAATGCCATCGGCAGCGGCTTCAAGACGCTGGGGCGGGGCATACTGGACGGCGCCAAGGCGCTACTGGGGTTCAACCGGGCCAGTAATCAGGGCAACAACGGGCTGAAACAGGGCCTTATGGCGGTGCTCAAGTACGGCCTTGGCATTCGCGGACTGTTTGCCCTGTTCCGCAGGCTGCGCACGGCCATCAGCGAGGGCCTGGGGGAGATCGCCAGGCAGAATCCTCGGGTCAACGCGCAGCTGAACAGCTTCAAGGCGGCGCTGAACGGGCTAAAGGGAAGCCTGGGCGCAGCCTTCGCACCAATCTTTACGGCGGTGGCCCCGGCACTGATCTACCTGATCAACATGCTGACGGCGGCGATCAACGCGATTGCGGCCTTTATGGCGGCGCTGACGGGGCAGAGCACGTATCAAAAAGCCGTTGCCGGTATCAGTGGTGCCGGCGGCGCAGCGAGCAACGCCGGGAGCGCGGCAGACGACGCGGCGGATTCCTATAAAAAGCTGAAGCGTGAGCTGGCGGGCTTTGACGATCTGGAAGTGCTGGGCAGCAACGACTCCGACAGCAGCAGCGGAAGCGGCGGTGGCGGTGGCGGAGGCGGCGGCGGTGGCGGCGGCTTCAGCTATGAGACCGAGGAGATCGGCAGCGGCATCGTCGACTTTGTCGGCAAGCTGAAGGAGATGTGGGCCAACGCCGACTATGAGGGCATAGGCCGGATCATCGCCGACGGCATCAACAGCGCCTTTGCCAAGGCGAAGGACTGGATCAGCTGGGACAACCTGGGCGACAAGATCACCGAAGTCGTGAACGGAATCACCGGCATCATCAACGGCCTGGTGGACCACATCAACTGGGAGCTGATCGGGCAGACCTTCGGCGAGGGCGTCAATACGCTGGTGAACACCCTCAACCTGTTGCTTACAGGTGTCGACTGGGAGAACCTGGGCAGCGGCTTTGCCAGGGGCCTGAACGGGCTTGTGGATACGGTCAACTGGACCAATCTGGGGCAGCTGTTTGCCAATAAGCTGAACGCGGTGATCGGCACCATCAAGGGCGCGGTGACGGCGTTCAAGTGGGGCGACGCGGGGACGGCGTTCGCTACGGCGCTGAATGGCTTATTTGATACCGTCAAGTGGAGCGACCTGGTTGATGCGGCAACGAAGGGGATCAATGGGGTTGTCACGGCGCTGAGGACGGCGGTACATACCTTTGACTGGAGCTATGCGGCGACCTCGTTTGCGGGGACGGTCAATGGCCTGATCAGCGGGATCAGCTGGGACGACCTGGCAAAAACCGCGACAACATCGGTTAACAAGATAATTGCCGCATTGAGGACCGCCATCAACACATTCGATTGGAGTTATGCGGCGACCTCGTTCGCGGGGACCATCAACGGACTGATCAGCGGCATTGATTGGGACGCGTTGGCCAAGGCCGCCACCACGTCGATCAATAAGATCATCGCAGCGCTGCGTACCGCTATCAATACTTTTGACTGGAGCTACGCGGCAACGTCGTTTTCCAGCACCGTGGGTACGCTGCTGGACGGCATTGCATGGGATGATCTGGTGAATGCGGCGACAACCGGCGTCAACAAGATCGTTGTCGCGCTGCGACAGGGCGTCAACGGCTTCAGCTGGAGCTACGCCGGCACGGCGTTCGGGAACATCGTCAACGGTTTGATCAGCGGTATCGACTGGGAAAACCTCGGCGTACTGGCATCGGAGGGTATCGGCAAGCCGCTGGAGGCGCTGAAGAAAGCGGTTACGACATTCAGCTTTGGCGAAGCAGGAACCTCGTTCGCGAAAATCATCAACGGCTTCTTTAGCAACGAACAGCTCTGGGCGGACGCGGGGACGACGGTTTCGGAGGCCATCAAGGGACTGTTTACATTTGGCACTGATTTCTTTAATGATCTGAACGTGACGCAGCTTTCCAATGACATCAAGGCTTTTTTGAAAAATGTGGACTGGGCAGGTATCGCCAAGAGCATGTGGGACCTGCTTGTGGCCGCGTTCAACGCGCTGGGAAGCCTGATCCATGAGCTCCTGTTCGGTGCGCCGACCTATCCGGTAACGGACGCAGAGAGGAAAAAGGTACTTGACGAATTGGGATTGCCAACAGACGGTCTGGAGCTCGACCTTCGGTTCAATCTGAACATTAACAACCCGCAGGAGGCGGAATGGTACAACGAGCTTCAGCAGGCCATACAGGACAGCTTGCGCAATGGCGAGTGGACGGTTCCCCTTGATCCGTCCATACCGCCCGAATCGGTTGAACTGGCCCGACAGGAGTTCATAAGGCAGTGGAACGAACTGCATCCGAAAGCGCCCATCGACGCTACGCTGAACCCGACCGAGACGCCGGACCAAGTGTATAATACCAAGACGCCGCTTATGTTCAAGTCCAACATGGGCGTAAACCAGGGCAACGACGCCAACTCGAAATTCAAAACGGGTGCCGCGCTGGCGTTCAAGTCCAACATGAGCGTAAACAAAGGCAACGACGCCAACTCGAAATTCAATACGGGAACTACGCTCACTTTTAGCGGCAAAATCAAGGCTACCAATAAGACCACTGATGTCTTCGCAACCAAAATTAATGTGAAGGCGTCGCTGGACAGCAAGTCTGAGCAGGCGTTGCGGTCCGCGGCCACCAAGGCCATGAAGGGCATACAGGTGACGGTCAAGGCAAAGTCCTCAAGCGGCGGGGCGAAGATGGTGACGCAGCAGACCGGCGGCGTGATCGCAAACGGGT